CATTAGATATACAAAGTAGTTTATTCGATGAACACAATAGTATCGAATTTCAAAATTCTATCAGTTATACCATGGATATTTCTAAGTTAGAGACATTAAAAACATTGTTATCTAACAGTAAACGACCTGTTGTTGTAGTCGGTAATGGTATACGAGTATCAAATACAGTTAATCAATTACGAAGTTTTTTAAATAAAACAAAAATACCAGTATTAACCGGTCCACATTCAGCAGTAGATGCTGTAAATTGTGATTATGAATTTTACGCCGGCAGGTTTGGAATACTAGGACAATATTCATCTAATCATATAATTCAACAAAGTGACTTAGTAATCTCACTTGGTTCTAGACTTAATCCAAAAATGATAGGATATGATTCTAGAAAATTTGCGCCAGATGCTACTAAATTTTTAATCGATATCGATTTGCATGAAATGATGAAATTAGATTTTGATAATAAAATTATGTGGCAAATTGATCTTAAAGAATTTTTTAACTTAATTAAAACATTCGATATTAATTTAAATATTTCTGAGTGGCATGATACTGTTACAAAACTTCGTTCAACTGATTCTCTAGTTTTACCTAAACATGAATCATTAACATCTCATGTTAGTACATATGTATTTTCAAAAAATTTACAATCCAGATTGTTAGATGAGTCTGTTATAGTAACTAGCGATGGCACTGCTCATGTTGTTCCGTTAAAAACTATGATGCTTAGAGGAAATCAAAGACTGTTTAGTAATGAAGGCACTGCCCCAATGGGATATGGGTTACCGGCAGCAATTGGATCCTATTTTGCTATGAATCAACCTATTATATGTATTGAAGGCGATGGTAGTATCATGATGAATTTGCAGGAACTAGAAACCGTACGGTATCATAATATACCAATGATTTTATTTGTACTAAATAATGATGGATACTTATCAATTAAATTAACACAAAATTCATTTTTTAATAAACATTTAGTAGCATGCAACGAATCTTCGGGAGTATCAATTCCTAAATTTAGTAAAATTGCTGAATTGTTTGATTTTGAGTATCATTCGATACAAACTAATAATGAAATAAATTTGGTTTTTGATAAAATTTTTTTTAATTTAAATAAACCAGTACTGGTAGAAGTATTTACTGATCCAAATGAATTGCATGAGCCAAAGGTTGTTGCTAAAGGAATCGATAAAAATGGAAAAATTATACCAGGTGAGTTAACTAATATGAAAATATAAATTTATGGTAAAAGTAGACAATGAAAATCCTAATTTGCATTGGGAATTTGTAAACGTAGATGGTCGAATAGTATTAGACCTAGGATGTGGACGATGGGAACATATTGAACATCGCGATCCCAATTGGCCAACAACGCCAGAGTATTGGATTAATAAAGGCGCAACACTTTCAATAGGCATTGATTCTGATATAAATGAAATTAATTGGTTCAGTAATCAGTTTAAAGATGATGATAGATATAAGTTTGATTGTGTATTCATCGGTTCTGTGACTGAAATGTCAAATTTAATATCCACATATAAACCTAATTGTATGAAATGTGATATCGAAGGCGGCGAATCTACATTATTTGATCTCGATGATGATATATTTTGTAAAATTGACGAATATTATATCGAAACACACGGTGACGAATTATATAACCGTTGCATTGAAAAATTAACCAGAAACAATTATGTTATACATAGTTTAATTGATTTGGTTCACACACATGGGTTTTGTAAAGTAGTATTTGCTAGAAAAAAATGAAAATTTTAATTACAGGTGGAAATGGCTACATTGCATCTAGCATATACAATTCGCTATGTGCAAAGTATGATATAACATGTATTTCCAGAAATGATTTTGATTTAACTGCATCTGATGCTGTAAATAAATTTTTTCAAAATAAGTATTTTGATGTAGTTATACATTGTGCCGTACGAGGTGGAAACAGAATGAAAGTTGATTCATTCGAAGAGATGGATGCAAATTTGACAATGTATTACAATTTATTGCAACATAAAACGCATTATGATAAATTAATTCATTTCGGATCCGGCGCAGAAATTTATAATACAGATTCGCCATATGGTTTAAGCAAACGAGTTATTAATAGATCTGTACGAGATATTGACAACTTTTATAATTTGAGAATATTTGCAGTATTTGATGAAAATGAATTGGATACTCGGTTTATCAAAGCAAATATTAATCGATACATTCAAAAGGAACCAATACTGGTATTTGAAGATAAAATGATGGATTTTATTTATATGCCAGATTTAATCTCTATTATAGAACATTACATTAATAATAAAAACTTGCCCAAAGAAATAGATTGTATATATCCAGTATGTGGGAATCGATTATATCTACGAGATATTGCAGAAATGATTAATAACTTAGATGAATACACGGTACCGGTATTAATTGGAAAACACGCTCGCGAATATATAGGATACAATTCATTAGAATTAAACTATATTGGTTTGCAACAAGGAATCACTAACGTATATAACAAAATAAAGAAAAACATATGATTTTATTTTCAAAAACTGTATCTAAAAATAATTTTTATGATACGAATTCGACACTTTCTGAACTAGCAAACAAATTTGAAACAGACAAAGGCACAGCTGATTCTCTATCATTGTCTTGGGGAACTCAATATCCAACACATCGATGTATGCATTATACTAACACATATGAAAAATACATGCAAGAAAAACGTAATCAGCCTGTATCGATGTTAGAAATTGGTGTATGCGATAAACGATTTCCATACGCATCTATTAAAATGTGGATGAGCTATTTTAGTAATATTGATTTGTATGCAGTTGATAACTTCTGGGGGCATTCGATTACTGATAAACAAGATGAAATTAAAGAATTAAATTCAGAAGGAATAAATTTCATATATGCAGACCAAGGTAGTTTTGAAAGTTGGGATGAACTAAATAAAATGTTTCCGCATACTTTTGACTTTGTTATCGAAGATGGCAGCCATTGGCCGAATCATATGATGATAAGTTTATGGAAATCTATAGGAATGTTAAAATCCGGAGGATATTATTTTATGGAAGATATACAAAATCCACTTAAGTCTCGCGGATGGTTTAAGTATGATAATGCATTAATTGCCGAGGAGTTATTGCAAACTCTGTCTACTAAAAAACTTTATTCTAGTTTTTTAAATGATCAACAAAATAAAGACGTTCAAACAAATTTCGAATTAGTTGATTTAGTATTAGATCCTGCTCAGGTAAATTATTTTGCAGTTTTTAGGAAAAAATGATGAATATAAAAATCGTATACCATTTGATGCCATGGGAAATTGATTATGCACTTTTAACATTTTCTCAATTAAAAAAATCAAAATATTATTTACCAAATGATATTAACATTACTATAGATACTGTATTAAATTTATCATCATTTTTAATTGACTGGGATCAAACTAAACTTCCAAAAGAATATTTTATTGAAAAGTATAATACCATATCCTTGTTATTAAATGATTACACACATAATAAAAAAATATATGATGGGGATGAACTATATGGTTCAATTGATTTAGTACGAGATGCATATCAGACAGATATTGAGTACTACATTAATATATGTCCGGATATGTATTTTCATGAACATTTACTTTCATATTTAATACAAGCTGCCTCGAACACAACAAATGAGTACTTTGTAATAACACCGCAGATCTGTCGAATGTGGGATGAATCTTGGGAGATATTAACACATCCTAAATTTGCTGTAGGTCCGCATTATGGATGGGAACATACAACGGATATATTTGATGTAGATTATTATCTACGTACTTCCGAAGAACCTGTAAAGATAATTCCGATTAATCAACATAAATGGGCTGGATGGTTTGATCTATACAATAAAAAGTTTTATGAAAAGTTAGTGAATGTTCCGACTGAATGGGCCGGATATGGCGCTTGGGATGCCTATGGAATGGCAGTAACTACATATGCTAAACAACAAGGTTACGATTTTCAACAATATCGGCTGGATGGACAAATAATATTTGAATATGGCATTGGCCCGTTAGTTGGAAAAAGTTTTGATTCATATTACAAAGATTTTTTTGTAAAAAAAGATGTTTCTGAACAACGAGAATTATTTAATAAAAATATAAACAAATACATCGAAGAACGAATAATAAAACTATGAATTATATATCATTACTAGTAGGATTAAAAAATAATCTAGATTATAACAAACATTTTTATATCACAACTCGGGAACTTTATCCGGATGTAGAAATATGTTTTGTAAGTTACGGATCAACCGATGGAACTCACGAATGGTTAGAGTCCTTATCAGATAACAATCTAAAATATTTCTATTCTGCAGAAAACAAAACATTTTCAGATACATTTAATAAAGCGACAGAACTAGCTACTAAAGAATATGTAGCATACTTACACAATGATATCGTATTAGCCCCGGGGTTTATTGAAAATCTAGAAAAACATGTAAGCCCCGACAACATAGTGTCATATACCACAATAGAGCCACCTATATTCGCAGGACATGAACGACCTGGTAAATTGATTCATGATTTAGGTACATCCTTAGAGACGTTCGATAAAGATGCTTTGTATGAATATGTCGATGCACAAAGATCTAAATATGCTGATAAAACAGAAACGGGTATTACATTTTTCATGTGTATGCCGAGAATTAAGTTACTTGATATCGGAGGAATGGACAATTTGTTTAATCCAATGTTTTGTGAAGATGATGATTTAATACGTCGTTGGAAAATGTTAGGGATGAATTGCTTTACGGCGTTGGATGCAATATGTTATCATTTTGTTAGTAAGACATCGCGATTTTCAGAAGAATATCAGACACGAACACAACAAATAGAATTAGAATCTAATCGCAATTACATTAGAAAATGGGGTACTAGATCAGATGCTCCTAAATATAATATTGGTATACAGGTAACAAATTGCACGTTGCCGGTATTAGAATTATTAGAACCTTATTGTGATAGAATTTATATAGATGATGAAATGCAAGTCATAACATCTCATTACATAGATACGGAACAATCTAAAACAAAATTTGATCTTACGAAACGAATAATGACTACTACACACAATAATCCACATGATTATGATGACATCGTAGTAGAAGCAGATGCTAAACGAATGACAAATCAGGATGCGGCATATATTTTCATGCTTCCGCAAATTATTCAAGAATCTGGAGAGATTGGTACATTTCGTTTAGGAAATTTACAAATCACAATCAATCATCTCGAAACCTACGAAAAAGATCTGGTTAAATTGTAATACTACATATTTATAGTAAAGTTACCAATAAAAGGCATCGTTATGGCAAAGTGGAACTTTGATATGAAGAAAAACTATTACAAACCAACACCTGTCCGTTGGAGAAAATTAGGCGATGCACTGCTTGGCGTAAGCACTACCATTACTGGTTTTGCTATTTATGAAAATGCCAAATGGGTAGCAATCACTGCTTTAGTAACAGGCGTTGTTGGGAAATTTTTAACAAACTTTTTCGGAGAAGACTAATGTTATTGGATTTATCTAAGATTAAACAAGTACCTTTAAGTGAATCACAGTATATCAAAGAGGTTACAACAAAGAAACAAATTGTATTGCACCACACTGCTGGTAATTCATCTGGTGTCGGAACTATCCGAGGATGGAACAATGATGACCGGGGACGAGTAGCTACCTGCGTTACTATATCAGGTAAAGGTAAATCGACGGATACCCATGATGGAGAAATATGCCAAGCCTTTTCCTCTAAGCATTGGGCGTATCATTTAGGTATTAAACCAGATGTATTCCGTTCACGAGGCATCAAATATCAGGTTCTGGATAAACTTGCAATTGGAATTGAGATTTGCAGTTGGGGGCCATTAGATAAGGTAGGCGACAAATTTTACAACTATGTGGATCGCGAAGTGTCAGCCGACCAGGTAACTAAACTTGATAAACCTTATAAAGGTCATCTTTACTATCATGCATACACTGATGCTCAGATTGAATCTGTTAGGCAGTTGTTAGTGTATTGGAATCGCATACACGGAATTCCGCTGCAGTACAATGAAGATATTTGGGTAGTGTCGGATCGAGCATTAAAAGGCGAGGCAGGAGTATTCACCCACAATTCATACAGAAAAGATAAAACAGATATTCATCCTTGTCCAAGAATGATTAACATGTTAAAAACATTGTGATGGAGACAGTTAAATTGAAAACAACAGCATTAATGGTTCTGATTTCGGTATCTAGTACACTCGCTTTTGTTGCTAGTTACTTTTTTAACATGACAATGAACCATGCCGAGCAGTATTTATCCATGATCTGCGTTGTGTTGTTAGATGGTTTGTTTGGAGTCATTGCCGGTTGCAAACGAGAAGGATTCAAAACCTACAAAGCACTTAAAGTGATTCGTACAGCCGTAGTTTGGATCTTGTTCTTAACGGTGTTGCTGGTAGTGGAAGCTGGATTTAAAGGCACTGCCTGGTTGAGTGAAACTATATTGGTACCATTCATCGTGTTCCAGATATTAAGTGCACTTAAAAATGCATCCATGGCAGGATTTATTCAGGCCGAGCTTCTGAATACCATTCTGGATAAAATTGATAAACATAAAGGCGAACGAGACAATACGGTTTGATTGTAATTGTATTTTGCATATATTAGTTATATGAATTACAAGCACATCGCCTTAGCATTCTTTTTGTTTTTAATTGGTCAGATACTAGTATGGATACAAGTGAATGGGCCGTTAATATGGCCTTGGGCTAAAACATGGAAATGGGCATTAATAATATTAGGTGTGCCAATTACCTGGTTGTTCATGGAAGCTACCTCAGCAATCGTAACCGGATTTGGAGGATTATTTTGGCCAGGTCGATTCATTTCATTCTGTGCCGGCATATTCATATTCACACTAATGACTTACATGTTTCGAGATGAAGCCATCAACATGAAAACCGCAGTATCATTGGTATTGGCATTTGTATTGATAATTGTGCAGCTCTTTTGGAAATAATCATATTTATTAGTATATGCTACGCGAATACGAAACACAGAGCACACTGAATCCAAAACTTTGGCATGGAGATCGACTTCGGCCGAAGCTGCGCGCTGGGTTTCTGAAAATAGCAAAAGAGTTTTACAACTTCCTGGAAACGGATGCTACTATTCTGGACATAATCATCATAGGAAGTAGTGCAAACTATAATTGGACGGAGCACAGTGACATTGATTTGCATGTAGTTATCAATTACCTGCAGGTTGGAGATAATTTGCATTTGGTTAACAATTACATGCATGCAAAGAAAAGCATATGGAACAACAATTATCCGTTAACATACAAAGGAATGAACATTGAATTGTATGCACAGGATTCTAATCAGGAAATGCATTCAACGGTTGGTTCATATTCACTGCTGCATGATAAATGGATCCGAAAGCCAAGCGCTGATGTCATTTCAGTGGATGATGCTGCAATACAACAAAAGGCGGAACCATATGCATATGAAATTGATTCGCTAAAACAAACCGATCCACACATAGATCAACGCATACAAAACATAAAACAACGATTACGTCATTTGCGACAAACCGGATTAGAAGCAGAAGGCGAATATTCTATAGAAAACATGGCATACAAGTACCTACGTAATAAAGGCTATTTAGAACGTTTAAAACGTTTAGAACAAAAGGTTACAATGGGTCGTCTTGCCGTAGAACATGTTGTAAATGAACTAGAATCCGGTAAAACTGCCGGCAAAGCTCGCGAGTTAACAAACAAAGCAAAGCAACATGCTCAAAAGATTATGGCTGCAGTGAAAACTGAATCTGCGGAAACCAAACAAGCAATGGCTATGCTGTTGCAGTATCTGAACGGCGAGAAGCTAAGTGATGTAGAATGGAAATGGATACGCGGACAAATGGGTGATGTTGTTAAGCTGTTGGGACTAACCACAATGGCTATTGCCCCAGGTGGCACTTTGGTTGCAATACTAGCAAAGGCTTTGAAGGCTGACAAGTATCTATTACCATCTGCATTCAAAACACAGAAAGATGTCACTGAATCTTTGATGATGCATGTAAACGGCACACGTAAACTAGATACTGCCGGATGGGAACGGATAATGCAAGCCACCGGTGGAATACATGATGCTGCCGGTCAATGGAAACATCCGGGTAAATGCACCATGATACCCAGCAATCAGATCACCATGCAACGAGTTAAATATCCGGTATTAGGCATCGATGACACAGGTCATGCTGAATACATGCAACCGGGTCAATCATACACATATCCAGGAACTCAGGTGTTTGAAATTCCACAAACGGCTCAGTGGCAAACCATGATTCTGCAACTGCGTAACGCAATACAAAATGGAGGTAAATATGCAAAATAAACCTGTAGGACTAGGCACCGACATCAAAAAAATAACCAAAGCAACCGGATTAGATCAAATTGCAAAGCGCATTGCTGAGATTCTGGATGAAGACTGTGGTTGCGATGAACGAGAAGCTTGGTTGAATGAAAAAACAAAGAATTGGCCAATATACAAAAAGAGGAACATGAACAATGGCAATAATAAATAAAACCGGTATATCGGATGGTAGTACCATTCAAGCAGAACATGTAACTCGTGCTATCGATGCATTAAGCGGTGTTGGTACAGATACCATTGTAGCGACTGGATCTTTTTCTGGATCGTTAATCGGAGCATTAACAGGCACGGCATCTTTTGCTACATCAGCATCCAGAGCAGTATCTAGTTCATTTGCAACTACTGCTAGTTTTGCATTGAATGCTGGTGCTGGTGCCATTAATGAATTTTCGTTACAATTCACACACGGCACATGGATAACAGCATCCACAACACCATATTATTACGGCAACTATGGATCAACTCAACCTTCTATCAGTATTACCAGAATCGGAGTAGCAGCACCAAAAGCTGGCACATTGGTAACGGCTAGTATTGCTGCATTCAACGAAAATCCAGGCGGCAGTACCAAGCTTAGTTTTTGGGCGGTAAAAGACGGGCAAGGCACTCCGGTAAGTAAATCGATATCTTCTGGAGTGGTGGATACGGATTCTTATTTTACAAGTGATACATATGTTTTGAATCCAGCAGATCTGTCACCGTTTACTGTAGCATTTGGAGATATGTTGTCAATCAAGATACAGTCTGCCGGCACAGTAAACGGGTTGGATGCAAATACTACGGTTACGCTAATTTTTAGGGTTTAATATTCATCAATCAATATTTATATAAAAAAAAGGAAACATTATGAAACTTACACAAGAACAAGTATTAGGAATCGTTCGTCACGTATTAACATTTGCCGGCGGTTTAGTAGTAGCAAAAGGTGTTGCTGATGAAGCAACAGTAGCCACCATCATCGGTAGCGTTGTAACATTGGTTGGTGCAGTTTGGTCTGTTGTCGCTAAGGCATAACATGAAAATGCGAATCACTGAATGTGGTTGTGGTTGTGGCGGTGCTGCTGGAGGTTGTCAAAAACCAGAAGGCAGCATGGCCAAACACGATGCAATGGAATGTGCAGAAGATGCCCAGGCAATTGCTGACATGATATCAGACACTGATAATCTTCCGGAATGGTTGGAAGCTAAAATAACATTGGCAGCTGATTACATGAATCGCGTTAAAGACTATCTCACCCATCACATGAACAAACAGGGCACTATGCCTGGCTTCGGTGGTGATGTTATGAAACCACAATTTGTTCCTGTGGGCTTCGGACAACATCTTCGTGGCATCATGAAAGAACGAATCGTGAAGCAAGGCGATGTGTATGCAGTTAAAACTTCAGCTGGTGATCGTACCTTAGGCACACATCCTTCGAAGGCCGCTGCACTAAAGCAACTTGCTGCGATTGAAATTTCCAAGCATAAAGAAAAAGCTCGCAAGAAAAAAAGAAAATAATGGAAAAACTTAAACATCTATTAATTGAAGCTAAAACAGGGTGTCCTATTGCAACACAGGATATTCATGTCAATCTTAAAAATAGACAACATGCAATAGATGAATATTTCTACGGTCCAGCGAATCCAGATAAACCAGGCGCATATTGGAAAAATGCTGCTAAACGATGGAAGATAGATGAAGCTACAGCAAAAACAATGAAATGTGCTAATTGTGCAGCCTTTGATGTTTCGGATAAAATGTGGAAATGTATGGCTAAGGGAATCGAAGGAAATGAAAAAAATATCGATGCAATGGCTACTATTGAAAAAGCTGATTTAGGATATTGCAACTTTTTACACTTTAAATGTGCAGGTACCCGGAGTTGCACTGCATGGGTAACAGGTGGCGCTCTAGATGATAAGGATTTAACAAAATGATAAATTTAAAACAAATATTATCTGAAGGAGATGTTGTTGATCCAAAACAATTGGCAAAACCATTTTTTCGAGAATTTTCAAAGCAAATGAAAACAACTGCTAAATTTTCATATCTAGGATTAAAGAATAAAGAACATATATTTTGTGCACCTATTGAAGATTTAGGTACATTAAAATTAATATTTTCCAAAGCAGAATTTATTGCTAAAGTATCTGATAAATATGCATACTTTGGAATTGTATATTTATTAAACGGATTAGAACAATTTGATGCATCAGTTTGTTTGATAACGAAAAATAAAAATTCATATGAAACTAAATTGTTTGATGATTCTGATTCAGATTTTAACAATTCAAAAACTAATTTTGCAACTATTATAAAAAACATGATGTAATGTTAAGTTATAACATATCAAAACCCAATTATTCTGATATTCAAATTTCTAAACCACTTCCAGACAACGTTGCTGAACATATATTATTGAATTATACGTGTCATGTAGATCATGAGGGATTTGATTTAAACGAAATCGAACAAGCATATTACAAGCACAATGACATTGTATTTGAACATGATACCACGTGGTACAAAGATGGCGATGCAGTCAAAGGCGCCCATGCGATTATTCAGCCATGGATAACTCAAAATGAATCATCTGAATTAATTTTAGATCATAGCCAATTTGTTTTTAGATATCCATTATCGGGTGAAGCAGCTGAACAAGTAAAACTTTATTCAAAACGAAGGCCTGAATTGTTACGCATACTCAGTACTAGTTTTAAATGTGGTTTAGATTTATGTATCGATTATTTAACGGAGGATCGAATACAGCCTATAGTTCACATCGAATGGGACTATGCAACCATACAAGATCTTCTTATTGATGCCGATTATGTAGAAACAGTGTTGCAATACACGGACTGGAATGAAATTATATCGGTTGTCAAAAGATTCAATCGATTATCAAAACACTCATTAGATGCATTTCAACAAGCTGATTTTAGATCCATGTTGCTATTTGGAAAAAAATCATATAGATTGATTCCTACATTGTGATATTTATTTTAAAAGTAGATTATGATACACCTACGATCCTTGTTAACAGAAGCAGTTTCGGATGATCCGGATTTCGTTGCCTACATCAAAGAACAAGAAGGCTCCAAAAAAGATAAACGAGGATACCATGTAGCATATCAAGATTCGGTTGGTAAATGGACTATAGGATATGGTCATGCATCTAACAGTGTTAAACCTGGCATGAAATGGACAGAAGCGAAAGCCGAAGAGCAATTAAAGCGAGACATAAACAAAGCAGAATCAATCGCAAAATCATATGTAGCAGAAAAATTTCCTGGTAAAACTTTAGGTAGCACTCAGTTAAAGATGTTAACTGACTTTGCATTCAATTTAGGCGGGCTCAGAAAGTTTCCAAAATTCACAGCCGCTGTAGTATACAAGAATTGGTCAGAAGCTGCAAAAAACTATAAAAGATTTGCCGGCGGCATGGAATTGACAAAAAGAAATCGAGACTTTTATAACAAATTCTTAAGTCCGTTACTAGCAAAATCCAGCGCTGTGAAAAAATCAACTGCTGGTGCTACCAATCCAACCACCGCACCTAAACCAAGCAGAATTGCAACAGCCATCAAACAACATGTATGGGTAGTGCAATCGGGTGATACCTTATCCGGCATAGTAGACAAACTAATCAAAGGTGGTTATCGATATCCAGTAAGCGTAGCTTCAATTAAAAAATTGAATGCATTGCCTGGTGTTTCCATACAAGTAGGCCAAAAACTAAAATTAAAGTAACTTTGAATTCTGGTGCAAATTACATATAATAATAGTATGAATGCCGAAGCAAGTAACTATATAGAACAATTGTTTTGCCGATCAATCAACGTGATGAAAACGGATGAATGGAGTTGGCCAGATCATTGGGATACTGACCGCAAGGCTCGATTCTTAAATGATTCATTGAATTTTGCATCACAGCATGAATTCTGGGAACAGGCTGCAATCATACGAGACGTGCAAAAAACACTAAATACAAACATAGATGGCGAAGTATCGAGT